ACGTATGACAGGTTTTCCACCCACACGTACTGAACCAGATCCACCCGACGTCACTGCTGAACAATGGATGCCACAGCCATTTTGCCCACAACAGGGATGTGGTGACACTGAAATACCTGGAACAACAATTGGACGTCCATTTACTCGTACAGAAGCTACACCTGCTGAGTTGACACCACCTGATGAGTTTGGATCTCCTTGACGTTGTACTGCTGGCATGTTATCCCATTAAAATTGAACTGCGCACAGGCTTGATGCCTGTTGTGGCTTCCAAATAACTGTCCCCCACGTCTTCACGCACAGGGGCTATCATGGCCACGCTGGATATATTTACCGTGACATTTTGCTCAGGATCTGCTGTGAACAAACTGTTCATTAGTTGTATGCCCTGCTGTCCTGGTACCACTGCCACAGGCTTGCTGATTGTGTAAGTGTCTGCGCCAATGCTCACAATTTTTGCCACTATTTCTTCACCATAGCCCATGCGCATGGTGTATGTTTTTCCTGCTTCAATCATTTAGTTTCTTTCTAAGTTCGTTAAATCCACCCACGTATTCTTCATCCAAGAAGATTTGTGGCACTGATCTGGCAGTTGGCACTGCTTCTAATAATTGTTCGCGAGTCCAATCGTGACTGATGTTGCGTACTTCGTATTCAATGCCTCGACTCTCCAATAAACCTTTGGCCTGTTCGCAGAAGGCGCATTGATCTTTTGACCATACTATGGCTTTCATTTGATTTTCCTTTTGGGTTCTATTTTGATAACACATGGTGAATCAATACGATCTGACATGGCTTTGACACCATCTGCCCAGGCGTGCATTTTCACTGACAACCAGTCTAAAAATTGCACTCGCAAGCAGCGATTCTTTTCTTCAATCCGTTCAAACTTTTGCATCACGTTGCGAATATTGTAAAAGTCTTCAGACTCTCTTATTGTAGGATTGGGTTTGTACATATTTTTCCTTATAAATTTGGTAATTCGTCGTAGTCTAACTGGTCAGACATCACGCCGATAACGTAGTTAGTCGACTCTGTCTCTTGCAGTGCAGATTGTTTCTTGCTGGTGTCCACATGCTTCATGAACCAAGGAATGGGTGTGCTGCGTGGTGCAGGTTCCAAGTACTTGACGCCAATTTCTTTGAGTGCGCCCACTGCTGTGTAGTCCACAAAGTCTTTGAGGATGTTGGCATTGAGTCCAATCACAGGACCTTTCTGGAACAGGTAGTCGGCCCAGGCCTTTTCTTCGCGGATCACATCCAGGTACATTTGGTACACTTCGGCTTCGCATTCTGCCTTGGCTTGTGCAAAGCGTAGATCTTCTTTCACAACTTGATTGATCATCCAGGCAGTCCAGTCCCGGTGCAGGATTTCATCCTGCAGGATCAGGCTAATGATGTTGCCATTGCCAATGAAGATACGGTTCTCTACCATGGCCAAACTTGTGGCAAAACTAACCATGAAGCGGAATGCTTCTAGTGCATAGCTGGCGTTGAGTGCCAACCAAATGGCCTTGATGTGTGACTTTTCTGGACAATTATTTGGATCGTCATCTGTTTCTTTGATGCAGTTTAATTTGTGTAAATCATCATAGTACCGGCCCACACTTGACGCCATGTCCACAATCTCTTTGGTGTCATGAATGGTGTTGAACACATCCTTGGGCACATTGTAGATGTTGCGAATGATATGACTGTATGAACGACTGTGAATGTTGGTTTCAAAGAAACTCCAGTTGTACATTAGTGCTTCCAGTTCAGGAATGCCCACCACAGGAGTAAACACCTGTGCCGGGCCACGTCCTTGCAATGAATCCAAGGCTGTTTGACGCAACAGGTTGGATGTAAAGATGTGTTTCACAGTGTCACTGGCTTCTTTAAAGTCGTTGGCATCTTTGGTGAGTGAAACTTCTTCAGGTATCCAAAAGAAGCCACGTGCCTCTTGTTCAAATTTAACCAGTTTGTTGTACTTGACTTCTTCAAAGCGTTGTATTGTGACCGGACCTGCAGGGTCAAGAAACATCTTGCGATGTAAGTAGTCTGTTTTGGTAGCGAGATTGTATTGTGCTTGGCTCATAGTTTGCAACTTTCGCAGTCTTCCACATCATCAAAGTCTAAGGCTTCCAAAGGTGTATCTTCCTTGGCTGCTTTGGCACCTTGCTTGTTGATTAGACTGTAGTAAAATGTCTTGATACCCCAGTGATGTGCTTGCATTAGATTTCGAGCAATCAAGGTGGTAGGTACTTTGCGATCTGCAAAGTGTGCAGGATTGTAGAATGTGTTGGTGGATATTGACTGATCAATATATGCTGCCAATACTGCGGCTGTTTTCAAGTAGCCCACACAATCTTTTTGTGCCCACATCATTTGATATCGGTTCTTGAGTCTGTGGTACTCGGGCACAACTTGTGTAAGGCTCCCTGCCTTGCTTTCTTTGACTGAGATCAGGCTCATGGGCATTTCAATACCATTGGTTGAGTTAATCACAACCGAGCTAGACTCTACAGGTGCCACAGCCATCAGGGTAGCATTGCGCACACCATAGGCTCGCATGTTGCCACGCAAGGTGCTCCAGTCTAATCCAGGATCTGGTGTGAAGTCTGTTAACTCGTTGACACCTTGGGCACGTAGTTCCCAAGGGAAAATTCCTTGTCCATAACGTGTTTTGTCCGAGTCCAGGCAACGACCACGTTCTTTTGCCAGTTCTACAGTGGCTTCGGTCAAGTAGTAGGCTTGATGTTCCATCCACGTCTTGACTTCAGCCAAGGCGTCTCGTTCTCCATATTTGAGGCTGCGCTTGGCGTGCCAGTAGGCAAGGTTTGTGATTCCAATGCCCAAGGGCTGGATCTCGTCGTTGGATAGTTGAGACTGGATGGAGAGAAAGTCTTGATAATCAAGAATGTTGCACAGGCTACGCTGAAGTATGCGACAAGCACGGCGCATGTCTTCTGGATTACGGAACGCACCCCAGTTGATTGAGCCCAATGTGCAAAGAGCGATACGACCATCACGGTCATCCAGACGTTTAAAGGGTTTAGTAGGAAGAAGTATTTCACAGCAAAGGTTACTCTGGTAAATGGTATGATATTCAGGATCAAACGGACCTTGGTCCATGACATTGTCAATGAACACTAGATAGATACGTCCAGTGTCAGTGCGCTCTTTTAAAATGCCTGACTTAAACACTTCTTCTGCGGCCATTACTTTCTTTCGAAGTCCACCCTGCTTTTCGTATTTCACATACAGTTCTTCAAACAGTGCAGTGTTTGTGTAGAACGCTTCGTACAAATCAGGAACTTCGTTGGGGTCAAAGAAACTTATGTTTTCTCGGTTTTTAAATCGTCTCCAGAAGAATGCGCTCAGCACAACACCATAATCCATGTGTCTGACTCGAGTTTCTTCCGTGCCTTGATTGTTCTTGAGCACAATAAGATCATCAAACTGTAGGTGCCATATAGGATAGAACACCGTGGCTGACGCATTGCGGATACCGCCTTGGCTGCAACTACGCAGGTCACCAAACCATTTCTTTAAGAATGGGATCATACCTGTGTGCATGATCTCACCGCCACGTATGGGCGAACCCAATGGGCGTAGACGTCCTATCTCTAAACCAATGCCAGCACGTTTGCTGGCATACTTGGCCATCATCTCACCGCTGGCAAATATGCTATCGAGGTCATCGTCTGATCTAATAAGAACACAACTGCTAAACTGCTTAGTAGGAGTACCAAGGCCAGCCAACACAGGTGTGGCCAAAGTGAAGAGTCCGTCGCTGGCTGCTGTGTAGTATTCTTTGATATAACGCATTCTAGCCGTGTTAGGCTCTTCTTTGTGAAATACTGTAGCCGCGGCCACCATGTATCTAACTTGCGGAGTTTCATATGTTTTTCCTGTACTACGATTTTTTACTAGGTATTTTTCAATCAACTGCTCCACTGCGGCATAACTGTATGACTCATCCTTGGCATGATCAATCATGTCATTCATGCGATTCCAGTCATCTTCTGTGTACCACTCCAACAGTTCAGGAGTGTACAAGCCGGTGGCCACGTTGGTTTTCACAATGTCATACAAGTGGGGAGGATCGTAACTACCATACACATCTTTGCGTAACATTGATAAACGCTGTTTGCCTGCCACGTACTGATAATTGGTGTGTCCAACATCAGGATTTGATTCCACATCAATCAAATCCACAATAGCACGTAGGGTAATACCGTCAATTTCCTTGGTGGTGATACCATCATAAAAATGCAACTGTGCTTTGATTTCTATCATGCTCTGACTCACGTCAGCTATTCCGGCACACACCTTGGCTACTTGTGCTTGCCATTTTTCAATTTGCAGAGACTCACGAAGGCCACTGCGCTTTACAACTGTAATGCTTTTCATCTCTTCCTAACGAATTTTTTGTTTTATTTGTTCTTGACTGACACGCCGTTGGGGTTTTGACTTTCCCAGACTGATATTTAACACTTGATCAGGATCCCAATTCAGTATATATTTCTCTTGGGCAACCAGGACTAAATTGTCGCTTTGGTACTCAATCATGCAGGCATCCTGCAGGTCTTCACGGTCTAGCATAGCAATAGTATACATGATTCCTAGTCCTCTTGCAACCGGACAATACTGGTCATCACCCAATAATTGCCAAGGATCAGGCCAATCCGCTTGGTCGTCCCAGTGCAAATGATAGGCAGTCCAGGGAGTCTGGAACCACCAGGCGTTGATTTTGATTAAAGCAGGCTCTGGGTCCAGTGTCTGACATTGCTGTCTTAACTGTGCCCAACTCTCCAGCCGCTCACTGAAGTTTCTAGGCCACATTGATTGTTAAGTGCTGCGTCCTAGGTGTGTCAAACTGTAATAAATTAAACCAGCACGACCAGCGGCGTAAGATACTGTGATGGTACCGGCAACGTCTGTGACTGCAAGTGTGACATCTGTGTGAGAATTTTCCACATAGTCGTCCATGGACTGTAGCGTATCTCCAGCTGAGTCATCTGGATCGTTCACAATGGTCATGGTGCCTGTGCGCACAGAAGTGTCTACCACAATGGTATAATCCATTTTAAATGCTTTGATAAACACAGTGTTCACTGTGAACAATGTGGTGTTGGTAGCACCAGCAGTTATGGTGGCCTGTTGACCAGTTTCTCTAATGAAACTGCCCATTTGTATTTGAGCAGAGTTGTCAATAGCAATGGCAGCAGGAATGGTACCAGTGGTTGTGTTGTATAATTTTATTCTGGGATAGGTTGCAGCCTGTGCCAAGCTGCGTTCAAACATGTCTCCCATGCTGACATTGTTGATTGAATCAATGGTCATCACTGGGGCTGCTGGATTGCCTGCGCCATTGAAGTGATTGGCCACATCATAAAAAATATTGTACCCAGTGGCATTCAGGCCCACACCATACAAATACACACCTTCTTCGTAGATGTTGTCAAATATGTTGCTGGTCACGCGAACACCTTGTGCGCCACCATTGCTGAGACTGGCACCGCCCAGTAATATACCTTGATACAATGTGTCAAACGATCCGCTGGTAAAAAGTGCGCTGGCAATTTGTTGCTCAGTGTTCACACCCCAGGTAAATCCTGAAAATGCAAAACTTTCAAATTCAATTTGAGAACATGGCAAACTTGGTGTACTGCTGAAATCCAC